GCCCTGTGGGCCTTGCGGGCCTTGATCGCCAGTTGAGCCAGTAGAGCCTTGCGGACCTTGACTGCCTTGCGAGCCAGTAGCGCCCTGCGGGCCCTGTGGGCCTTGCGGGCCTTGATCGCCAGTTGAGCCAGTAGAGCCTTGCGGGCCCTGTGGGCCTTGCGAGCCTTGATCGCCAGTCAGGCCAGTTGAGCCAGTAGAGCCTTGCGGGCCTTGACTGCCTTGCGAGCCAGTAGCGCCTTGCGGGCCTTGACTGCCTTGCGAGCCAGTAGCGCCCTGTGGGCCCTGTGGGCCTTGCGGGCCTTGATCGCCAGTTGAGCCAGTAGAGCCAGTAGCGCCTTGCGGGCCCTGCGGGCCTTGAGAACCTTGATCACCAATAGAGCCAGTTGCGCCTTGAGGGCCCTGTGAGCCTTGCGAACCAGTAGCTCCAGTTGTACCCTGAGGGCCTTGGGGGCCTTGACTGCCTTGTGAGCCAGTAGAACCTTGCGGGCCTTGAGGACCTTGAGAACCATTTGCTCCCTGAGAGCCTTGGCTACCTTGTGGGCCAGTCGGACCCTGAGGCCCCTGATCGCCCGTAAGTCCGGTTGAACCAATAGGGCCTTGAGGCCCTTGAGGACCTTGATCTCCAATAGGTCCTTGAGCACCATTAGCACCCTGAGAACCCTGAGAACCTTGAGATCCAACAGAACCTTGAGGACCTTGTGGACCCTGAGAACCCTGAACACCAACGCTTCCCTGAGGACCCTGAGATCCTTGAGCGCCCGTCGATCCTTGAGGACCCTGCGAACCCTGTGAGCCTTGAGGACCTTGTGGGCCTTGAGTTCCTTGAGGCCCCGGAACAGTAGAGTTAGCGCCAGTAGAACCCTGAGATCCTTGACTCCCCTGCGCTCCCTGAGGCCCTTGAGGGCCTTGATCTCCTTGAGATCCAACAGCGCCCTGAGAACCTTGAGATCCTTGAGTTCCCTGAGGACCTTGAGGTCCTTGGGAACCTTGAGGGCCAGCGACAGTAGATGCCGCTCCAGTCGAACCTTGAGCACCTTGAGGTCCTTGAGGACCTTGAGTTCCTTGCGGGCCTTGAACAGTAGACTGAGCACCTTGCGGGCCTTGATCTCCCTGAGGGCCTTGTGGACCTTGAGGACCAGCGGCTCCAGTAGCGCCTTGAGAACCCTTTGGCCCCTGAGCACCCTGAGGTCCTTGATCTCCTTGCGCTCCAGTAGCGCCAATAGAGCCCTGAGGACCTTGACTGCCTTGAACACCAGTCGCTCCAGTTGAACCTTGAGGTCCCTGTGCGCCTTGCGCTCCTGTTGCACCAGCAGAACCCTGAGGACCTTGAGATCCCTGACTTCCAACTGCCCCTTGTGAACCTTGAGGTCCTTGAGGTCCTTGCGAGCCTTGAGAGCCAGTTAGTCCGATAGAACCAGTTGCTCCTTGAGATCCTTGTGGCCCCTGAGATCCCTGAGATCCTGTTGAACCTTGAGGTCCTTGACTTCCTTGCGCTCCCTGAAGACCTTGAGAGCCCTGTGCGCCTTGCGGGCCCTGCGTGCCTTGCGGACCTTGCGAGCCCTGTGCTCCCTGAGCACCTTGCGGACCTTGAGGACCTTGTGTACCCTGTGGGCCACCGGGATCGCCTTGAGGTCCTTGAGGACCTTGAGCTCCATTACTTCCGACAAAACCACTAGGACCTTGAGGCCCCTGAACGCCTTGAGGCCCAATAGGACCTGAAGCAGCGGAAGCAATAATGTCAACCGAATCTTTTTTTAAGACAACTTCTTGAGAGGGTCTGATAATGACATCATCAGTATCTACCCGCAAAATTGCAACATCAATATTTTGTTGCAAAAGAACTGTATCAGGTTCAACTTTCTGGAGAACAACACCATCACCACTTGGGCGCAGAATAATAGATTCAGTTACCCTAAGTGTGATGTTATCGCTCATCTAGTCACATCTCTTGAGATTACGGCTTCACCTGCCATCAAAGTCGTAATCGTACCTCCATTATTTTCTTGCAAATCCCACACAGCATTTGCGGGACTTAAATTAGTCGTTGTGGCAGACGACAAAGTGCAGGCAAACTTGCCTTGAGCAGCGTTAACGATTGAACAGGTAAAGGTAGCGAGAGCAGAAGTGGAGCTTGCTTTTTCTCTAACCTGTGCAGAGTAAGTTCTGCCAGTAATATTAATAGCAACACCATCAGCATCTTGAAGTGTAACAGAAACCGTTTCGGTGTCGCCAATTCTAATTGATAATGGATAATTCGCTGGTGTCGCCATCTCTCTCCTATTCTACAAAAATGCTTCCGCTGACGGAACCGCTAACAACTTTTGCATAAACTCCATTGTTAAAAGGAATTCCTACAAATACATGATCGTCATGCTCATTATTTTTAATCTTAATCGTGCAAACTTTAACTCCGGTGTCATCGATGCCGTCATACATTTCAACGACACAATCACCAGAGCTAGCATACAGATGATGCCCCTTCCAAAGAGCTCTGCTATTTCTAATTAATTTACTTGAATTCATAGTGACATATTGCATGATTACTCCACGAACACAGATCCCTTGACGGAGCCCGATACCACATCAATATATATTCCGGCACTAAAAAGAATTCCTTCATTAGCAAACATCGCAGTCTCATTCTGAGGGATCTCAATATTAAAGACAAGCGTTCCTGATGAACTCGTTCCGTCATAAATATTTACCACAGAAGCTGCTGATGCCCCAATTGAAAATCCTCTGACTTTAGCTGGAAACGATCTAACTAACTTGTCGGCTGTAAAAGCTACATATTGCATTTTCTTCTCCTTTATACAGGCGGATTGGAGTCCTGATTGGCTCCCCGCTCTGCTCTTCCTGTTGTTTGATCTGCCGGTGATGATTCACCAGCAGCACTATCTTGGCCCGACTTGGGCGGACTTGCAGATTGAGCATTAGTATTGCCAACCGGAGCTCCGCCATTATCTGGCATTGGATCTCCAGTCTGCTCTGCTACGCCCATCTCGAAATCTTGCTTTTCCTTCGTAAGCCTACTTGGATACGGAAGGACGGTATCGCCAGATTCAAGGGCAGTCATGCCGATCTTTCCTCTGACCTCATTAGGCGTGATAACCTCTGTACGAAGATAGCGATCCCAAATTCTTGAGCGCAGATCTTCATCAATAACATCGATCTCTGCGAACTTGATTTGCTTCTTATCACTAAATTCTTTTACAATCCTATTAAGCTTCTTCTCAATAACTTTTTGATCAGGTCCAACAACTTGATTCTTAAAAGTCTTATCAGCATCTCTAGATACAGCCAAGTTTGCGTTATCGTAGATACCAATCTTCGGGGCTGGGACTCTATTGGCAACTGTGATTTCATCTCTATTCGACTTACGATACTTATCGAAAGAAGCTTCCTGAACAGTGTTCTCAAGCTTTTCGAACTTAATATCAACATCCCGCCCAAGAGTTGCTGGGAGCGGGACGAATAGAGTGCCGTGATTATTACCTTTAATTTCATTCTTAAAGTAGTTGACAACTTCCTGCTTTGACTTTTGCGAAAGATTAGCTCCCTTGAGGATAATTGCATAACGAGGGATGCTCTTATTTTCGAAATAATCAATATTGTATTCTTTAGCAAACTTGTCTCCGACAATAGAGCTGATCGCTGATACGGCAGATGGAACACCATAGTAAGTGTTTGTCGGAGTGTATTGCTTAAAGTGAATTATTTCATTAGGATTTTTGTCATCATTTATCTGATCCGGCGTATCCAAATCTTGAAAGTTTCTAAAGAACGTAAACTTCAATCCAGCCTTCTGGACGAAGCCATCTCTAGCTCTACGCACTCTTACATATGCACCCGGAATATGACCAATGTAACCAATAGTTCCATTTCTATTTCTACCAATTTCAAGATAACCGTTGCCAATAGTTAAATAGTCAACCCAAACCTTTATTAGAGTTTCAATAAAATCTTCGTCAATATTTAAGTCATCAAAAATAGACTCAAGCCGCTCTTCTTCCTTCTGAAGTTCATCACGAAGTCTAGACAGTGACTCACCTTCTTTGGTAGTGGCTCTTTCGATTCTCTTATTGCTCTTGGACGTATTCTCCCAGATATACCCCAAAGCAACAGTGTTCATTGTTCTGGCTAAAATAGTTGCGTTATGGATAGCGTTCTCTTCAAATAGAGAAGCCAACACTTCAAGGTTATATGGAGGTTCAACAAGATCGAACATTCCATATCCGTTAACAACCTCTGGATCTACGAAATCAGACTCAGCACCACTGGCACCTGTTTGATATCTTTTCTGGATTTTGTAAAACTTATTCTTCACACGCTTTGATTGACCTGAGACATCGATCTTCTTCTTGAAGATGTCTTTATCATCAACAACTTTTCTAGTAAAATCGGCGGTGTACGAACTAGTAATGTCATCGATCTCAATAGTGCTGGCATTCTCTTCAGCTAACGCTGCAGTAATCCTTCTCATATCATCCCTTTTCGGGCCAATTGCTTCACCGAATCAACTGGATCGGGAATATAGCCGTCGATAAATCTCTCCGTATGGTCATCAGCTTCGTTGTCAGTAATCTTTCTGCTACCGGGAATCCACATAGGCTCGCCATCCAAGGCAAGCATTCCGACATATCCGACAGCAGCATCTCTCATCTTCGATTCAATTAGAGGGGAGTTGAGATCACCTTCAAGTGACAAGAATCTTCCGTCTCCGTCGCCAATAAGACTGCCGTCAGGCATTTCCCAGAGGCAAACGCCCCTAAGATCTTCTACGACGAAATCTATTTTCTTAAGCTTTTTACTCATTTGATAATATTATCACAGAGATGGACTTAATAAGCAATAAGTAGATCCAAAATAGTTCAAAAATGACAAAAACCGCTCCCAAAAGGAGCGGTTTTCATCAAAAAGCGTAAAATTAAATTTCACAAGTGTCGTTGCTGCAGAACTTTTCGCCTTCAGCGTCAAGAGCTTTACCAGAATAAAGCGACTTCCACTTCACCTTCTTGATATTAGACACGGAATTACTCCAAGTATCAAGATCGATGCGCTCATACGGCATCTGAGCATAGGCTCCTCCGACCTCAAGGATAGGAAGCATAGACACAGACTTCAACTGACCATCAATCGATCTGAGCAACGGACCAATCTGGTCCTTCTCATCTTCCTTAAACGTCACCGTCACAGACACCTGATTATCTGCCCAATAGCGTTGAGCAAGAATTGCGAGAGCAGTCTTTTCCCACATACTAACTTCCCGCTCAGTTCTTACATCAGGGCCCTTTGTGGGAAGCTCAACGACCATGCTATGCGTGGGGTCCATGACATCAGGCTCAGTATGATAACCAGCTTCAGCGAGCGCCTCTACGAGAGGATCATTAGACGCAAGTCTCATACGACGAATATAAACATCAGCAGTAGGCCAATGAACACCGGGAGTCACTCCGAAGAGCAGAGACACTGTTCCCGAAGGCTTCACTGAGGTTGTCTTGATAGACTGACGGCATCCGAGCCACTCCGAATAAGAGTTATCAAGATGCTGGATATACTCATACCCAGAGTTAAGCCAAGTACGAAGTTCTGTCCACCCATTAACTTCAGCGAAGTGCGCCAGCCCAGATACCGAGCATCCAATTCTGCGATTGCGTTGCATAATGGCATTCGTCTCAGGCCAATGAGTCGGAAGCAGCGTTACAGACTTAGCGTAAAGATATGATACCTTAAGCGTCTTGCCAAAGTCTTCAAGAGAGTCATGGCGAGAAATAAAGTTCTCAACAAGAGTGCAGCATTCTCCAGATTCAAGAGTTTGCTCTGAGCATGGATTGGTTCCAGCAGCACGCCAATCTTTATTGTTTGCTGGATCAACGAGGCGTCCGTATTCTCTGCAAAGATCAAGCCAAACAATGCCCGGCTCTCCATTGTTCGCAATACGATCTGCGATGTCATCGAAGTTATCGCCAACATTTGCGACGATAGAGTTATTAGAAGTATGACCCCATCCATTAGCCCCCATGCGTTCAGGATTTACTTCCCAGTTTTTGAGATTAAGAAACTCTGGATCATCGATTTCACCGAGTGCGATCTCCGCTGAACGGCGAACATTGCCGGCAACAACGCATTTGCCAATTTTATTTTGGATATCAACGATATCAGTTGAAGTAATCTTCTGACCCGCTCTGCCCTCAAACTGCTGCTTCAAAGTCTTATGAAGATCAATCAGAGGACCCGGACCAGCAGCAACTCCGCCGAACCCCTTAATAGGTTCTCCCGAAGGACGAATCTCGCTGTAGTCAAATTCAACTGTATTTCTATTAGCGAAGAAATAGCTTTCAAGGAGAACGGATACTGATTCATACCATCCTTCACGAGAATCTGGAATAGCAAATACCTTCACTTCGTCCAAAGGCTTATGAATCTCAAGCTTCCCGGCGCCCTTTGTGTCGAAGCCAACGCCAACACCAAGCATAGACATCTCCATAAGACGAACAAACGGCCAAACGGCGTCATGAACACTACGCGAAGAGATGCTTTCAGTAGACAAGAAAGAGCAGTTTTGTAAAGCAGCAGAGTTCTTCTGCGCATGAACAAATTCAGTTCCCATCATCCAAAGACCACGGCCCGGAGGAGTCCACTTGCCAACGAAAAGGCGCTCGTAAGCATCTTGAGCAGTCTTCTGCGCCTTCCTCTCATTCCAAGGGAGCCGGCTTTCCTTGCACCAATCCTTCTGGATTGTGAATGTACCCTCAATCACACGGCGACAAGTCTCAAACCACTTCTCCTTTGAGCCATCGCTCTTTCTGCGAGAGTACTTAGTTAAATAAGTCAGCTCTCCAAGGAAGTTTCCTGCTCCAATAGGAAACCCCCAAGGAACTTCTCTCTTCTCATATCCGGAGATAAAATCGTCGGACAACTTGAAGCTCAAAAATTCCTTACCACTCATAATTCCTCCTAAAGTTAGAGGCTGCGGTTCATTGTAAAAGCGCCAGCCTCTGTAGTTCTTCGGCCCGAAGGAAGTCCTTCGGGCCCATATAGATCATACCATTCAAAGCGTCGGTTATTACCGAGAAATCACGCCATTTGCGTGATTTTTTCTCCTAAGATGTCAATAACCTGAGCAGCGACGTGATGCCACGTCTGGGTATTGTGTATGAGCCTAGCTGACTCCAAAGTTTTCTCTTTGACTTCATTGTAATTGTCATACACATACTTCATCTTATCCCGAAGATCATCTGGATCTGGCTCAACCCAATCTCCAAGATGAATGCCGACTCCGGGAGTGGGCTTGGAGTCAAGAGGGACAGATAGATTTGCGAAGTCAGCGCAAGCAGTTGCGTTAGTGACTATGGTAGGAAGTCCTGTAGCGATTCCCTGAAACGGAATCAACCCAAACCCCTCGCCATTGGTTGGATAAACCAAGCAATGAGCCTGATTATAGATCTTCACCAAATCTTCGATAGAGACTTGGTAGCCGATAGCGGCAATTTGTGGATGATGAGATGCGCTTTTGAAATCAACTCCATTTTCATAAAAACGACATTCAGTATCTTCATTAGACTTGAGTACAAGCATGACATCATCATTGCCATCAAATAAGTCTAAGAAAGCATCGACAACTCTCTGTCCGCCTTTACGTGCAGTCGGGCCTCCGATATGAAGGAAAATAAATTTATCAGTAAGATACCTATTTTCAATCTTCCACAATTCAGGATCAATACCATGAGGGACTTTACGAATAATTTTATTAAGCTTGTTTTCCTCGAAAATATCTACACAATATTGTGATGGAGTCCAAATCTCCTGCATCGCAGACATCGTGCTTTGCCAACTATCGGGAACGACTG